CGTTGCGTGCGTAGCCCATGACCTCCCCGAGCTGGGTCAACTCTCGGATCACGCGGTCGAGGACCGACGGGCCCCAACCTCCGCGAGAGATCAGCCGGGTCGGAGGGACGCGGACCCCGTCGAATCGGACAACACGGGAGCGATGGATGGTCCGGACCGAGTCGCTGCCGAACGGAACGAAGACATCGTAACGCTCCGGGTTTCGGAACGCCCGAGCTCCGAGCCCGGGGTTATACGCGGACGGGACCACGAACGGAGATTCCAAGACCTGGAGATTGATCAGCTTGGACACGTTGTCCAGGATCAAGGGCTCGGACATCTTCTTCCCGTCGTTCGCGTTGAAGAAGACCAGGCTCCCGCCATAGAGACGGGACCATCGCCACGCGTCCCCACACTCGTCCAGGACTTGCAAGTCCTCGACCTGGCTCTTGATCGACTTGATATCGAAGCCTTCGTCCGCGGCTTCGATGTCGAAGCCCGAGCGGATCGCGTCGTCCACGATCCGATCGATGATCCGCGCGGCTAGAGCGTCTTGTTCGTAGAGAACATCCAGCTCCGAAGTCGAGAGGTCTCCCGCCCGGTAGAGAGCGGAGCCCTGGGACTTGTCTCGAGACCCCCCGAGTCCAGTGATTAGGTTCGCGTAAGCGTCCAGCTTTTGTTCGGTCATGGTGATCACAAGTAGGCCAGGAGCGGTCCGGCCGGTTGATCGTGTTGGAGGAAGAGCTCATGGATCGCCCAGACCAGGGCGTCCAATCGGTCGGGGGACTTGGACATGGTCGCATCCCAGCTAGTGAGCTGGTCCTCCAGCTCGGGGAGGACTCCGACGTGATGGATCAGGCCGCGTTCATAGAGAGCGGCCACGGGCTCGGCTCGAGTGACCTTCCCCCGGCTGGCCCGGACCGCTTTGAAGTTGACCTTCGGGTCAAGACCTCGAAGGGTCGTCTCGACCATGTCCCCGCCGTTGTTCACTTCCCCGACGATCAGGTCTGCGCGGAAGCGATGGTAGGCCGCGATCGCGGCGCGGGCCCAGCCCAGCGGGGACGCCTTCAAGGTCCGGTCCGCGAGCGCGTATCCGTGCCCGTTGGCGCCCAGCCCCGCGACGAGGATTCCGCTCTCGTCGGAGTCCTCGTTCGCGGTGACGGCGGGATCGATTGCGACCACGACCCGGCGAAGCTGGACGCCGACAGACTCCAGCGCGCGATCGAAGCGTCCGTCCAGGCATCGGATCCGGTTGCGCTCGATCTCTTCGTAGGACCAGAGCGCCCGATCGTTGTCGACCAAGAACTCCCCGTAAAGCTCTTGAAGTCCGGCCCGGGTCCCTTCGTAGATCTCGCGGTATCGGGCCCGCGCAGAGCGGGGGAGATACGGGTTATCGAAGGTCGCGGCTCGAGTCACGACCGACCCGGCCAGCTCTTCGAGCTTCCGGAGATCCGGATTCCGGATCGGCGTCGTGGTCAAGAGCGCTCGCATCCAGCCCACGCGGAGGGCTGGCTCGATCACTTCGATCCAGGTCTTGAAGAGGTCGGTCCAGTGTGCGGGTTCGTCCGCCCACACGAAGGAGAAGTTCGGCCCGCGGATGGACTCCGGTTTGTCGGCCGAGAAGACTCGACCGCGGACCCCGTTCGGCCAGATCAAGAGCCCGTTTCCAGGTTCCCAGCGGGGGCGGAAGTCTGGGGTCGAGGTCGCAAGGATCCCGGAAGGACCCTCGATCATCGTAAACCGAGCGTCCGAGTAGGTCCGACCGATGATCCCGATCTCGCCGCTCTTGATCTTGGACTTGTCGCGGGCGGTCTCGTTCGTGACCTTCCCGCCCGTGTAGGTCTTCCCCGCTCCGCGGCCACACCGGAGGATCCAGCGGGTCCAATCGCCCAGAGGCGGGGTCTGATAGGGGAGCCTCCAGAGTGACCAGTCGGCCAGAGTCCGGTCGGCCGCGGCATCCGAGAGTGAGTCCACGAACGCGTCGATCTGATCGACTCGCAACCCGCGGACGAGATCAAGGATATCCGGGCCGACTCGGGCGCTCATTCTCCTTCGGACCCTTCGAGAAGTTCGCGGAGCTTCTCTTTCAAGATGTCGCGGGGATCGACCTTGACCAGCTCCCCGGCGTCGTCGTCCATGACTCCGCGTGCGGGCTGGGTCGAGTAGAGTTCCGGCCAGCGTCGCTGTAGGTACCAGCGTTGTGCTTCGGGCCCCGCATTCAAGACGCCGTCCCGCAAGATGCGATCGTGTGCTTCGCCTTCGGCCTTCTCGATCGCTTCGACGAAGAGACCGCGGGGCCCTAGCTCCGTGATCGTCCCTTCGTCCAGGGCTTGCCGCTCGGCCTTGCCCTCTCGGATCCAGGCCGACCAGAGTCCGTTCGAGACCTCGAGCCTTCGCCGTGTCGTCTCTCGGAAGGTCCCGGTCGCAAGGATCTTGACCGCCCGTTCCCGGATCGCTTTGGTCGGGTCCTTCTTGATCGAAGTCTTCTTCCGTTTCGCCATTACTCGATCCCGTAGGTCGACGCGAGCGCCGAGAGGATCTCCGCGATCGGCTCGCTCTCGACCAGCTTCGAGACCATCTCCCCCGCGGTCTCTCGGAGGATCCGATGGAGCGGGAGGTCGGAGACTTCGTTCGCCTTCGTGAGTCGGCGCCGGTAGTTCTGGTCGATCTCCGACTCGGTCCTGGGCGTCCGGAGCTCGGCCCCGACCGCGTCGAGACCCGCGCCCGTGAGACGCTCGATCAGTGCGGCCCGGTTCCGGGAGCCGGTCTCTTCGGCCTTCAACGCCGTCCCGATCGCGGAGGCGAAGTCGGAACGGAGCGCTCCGCGGATCGCCGCGGTCGGAGCGTTCTCTGGGGGTCGGACCATTTGTCCGATCAGGACCCGACAAGCGAGCTCCGCGAGAACGGCCGAAGCCTCGAACTGGATGGTCTGGGATTGGATGTTTACCTGGATCATGGTCTTGTCCTACTCAAACGCTCCGAGAGCTCGGATGCGCGCCTTGCTCATGATGACATCATCGCCGGGAGTGTTCGTCCGGAATCGGATCGAATAGGTCTGGATCCCGGCGCCGAGAGTTACCTGGATGAAGGTCGAGAAGATGCAATCATCGCCCAGGGTCTCGAACTCTTGCGTGTGCGATTCGATCAACCCGCCCGGACCGAAGACATCGATGATCGCGCGGGTCGTGGTCGCGGCCCCGCCCCCGAGTCGAACCGACGCCTTGAAGTCGATCCAATACTGGCCTTGTGGGTGCCCCGGGCTCCCGGCGGAATCGAGCCCGAGCGATACCTTCGTGACATTCACGCCCGCGCTCTCGGTCGTGTCGCCCAGGTCTTCGTCAAACTCGAACCCGAGCCCGGCCGACGTGGACCAAGCCCTTTGCTTCCCGGCCGCGCCCCCGCCCGGAGCTCCGTCGTCGTCGGTCCATTCGAGGCCGCCGCGTCCGAAGCCAGCAAAGCCGGTTTGCTTCCAGATATCCCCGTCGACGTCAACCGCGGGGGCGTTCTGGGGTTCGAGCCAGAGCGTTCCGCGCTGGACCGTCCCGGCCCCGGCGATCTCGAAGCGCCCGGCCGGTCCGCCCCCGACTTGTCGCTCCGCGACCAGGGCCGACCCGGTCCCGGTCGCGTAGGCTTCGAGCCCGTGGGCGGCCCCATTGCCGGTGAACCGTCCGCCCCCGCCCGTGGCCCCGCCTTCGGCGTCCAGGCCCCGCCCAGAGCCCCCGCCCGTGAAGACGCCCCCGTCCCCCGCGGCCGCGGCCGCTTCGACGCCGGGGCCGGTCCCCGAGTTGTCCGCGAGAATCGCGGCATCCGAAGACCCGGACTCCGCGAGAAGCCCGAAGCCGCTCCCGAAGGACGAGATCCGCGCGGCATACGTGGCGAAGCTCGAGTTCGAGGACACACGGAGCGGTTCGTCGGCCGACGCGGTGAACCCGAGAGCGAGAGCGGCGATCGCCGCTTTCCCGTCCGCGTCGGTCTCGACCACGTGAGCGTCGAGATCGGCCGAGCTCGTCCCCAGAGCGATCCAGTCCGTGATCCAGGTCCCGGTCAAGTCGAAGAGGTAGTTCACCCACTCGGAATTGATCCCGTTCCCTGGGATGAACCCTTGCGAGAGGGAGCCGGGGACGATCTTGGTCGGGAGTCCGACCGCGGGACCCGAGCCGAAGAGCGCGTCCGTTGCGAACGTGTAGGTCGTGGCTGGCTTTGTTGGCATGGCTTTACTCGCACTCCCCGAGACCGATCTGGATCGTGAGTCCCCAGACCGCGGCGCCCGGGACGACGACGCTCGCGGATCCCCAGATCCCGCCGTTCGGGATCGGGCCGACCGAGTCGGAGTCCCAGAGAGAGTTCGGCCCCAGGACGAAGATAACCTGGCCGAGAACCCCGGCCCAGGTCGCAACGCAAATGAAAGAGACCAGGATCAAGAGCTCGTCCAGAGCGATCCCGGGGATCGATAGCGTGTAGCTATAGGGCTGGTAGCTCTTCAAGACGATCGGGTCCGGACCTGCGCCGATGAAGGTCCGGACGATCTGGAGAAGATTGTTATGGGTCCCGGTGTAGTTCGCTTCTTCCCGCTTGGACGAGAGGATCAAGTCCCGCTGGATGAAGAGGAAGGTCCGATAGCGATCATCGTCGAACCCGCGGCGGGGGAGCTTCAAGATTCGACCGAGCTTGTCCAACTGGTCCCCGACCGCGGTGTCCAGGTCGAAGCTCCGGGACACGTCCAGGGCCGCGTCCTCGAAGTTCCCGAGTCCCGCGACCAGTTCGCAAAGCATGTCCCGGAACTTGCGGTTCCCGGTCGTGTCGTCCATTTGAACGAGGACCCGATCCTGGGCGAACGCACACGCGCGCTCGGGGCCGTCGCCGGACGAGAGACCCCAGAGATTCCCCCACTTGTTCCCCCACTTCATACGACCACGACCTGGATGTTCACGGAGTCGAAGTTCGGCCGCTCTTGTCGACCGAGAACGAGAGGGTCCGAGAAGGGTCCGACCAAACTGGTCCGCGAGAGCTGGACGATCACGTCCGTCGCGCCCGCGATCTCCCCGGCTTGTTTCAGGGCCCAAACGATCGCTTCGTATTCGCCCGCGAGCTGATCCCGTCCGATGTTCGAGAACTCGCTCTGGGCCGTCTCGAGGATCTGGTCTTCGGCAACCGCGGCCAGGTTCGGGGAGACGATTTGCTCCGTCCCCGCGGTCGAGATGGTCACGCTTACGTAAATCGGGACCTGGTCGATCAGGTCGAAGGAGACGTCCTCGATCTCGCCTTCGATGTCCTCGACCGGCCGTGTGTAGTCCGTCCCGTAGGCAAACCCTCCCGCGCCCATGACCGAGAAGATCGCCTCGCAAATCTCGTCTTGGAGCGCGACCGGGGGCGGACTCGGGGTCGTCTCGACGCTCACGCGGAACGCCTTGAAGGGGATCCCTTCGTCGTCGGTCGGTTGAAGACTTGGGTTGTGATCGACCCGGACCGTGTCGACTGTCCCGTTCGCTCCGTCGATCTTGGACACGACCGCTCGAATCGCCGCGCGCGGTCCCGAGCCCTGGGCGAAGATCTCGATCTGTCGCCGGACCCGGAGTCCGGGGTCCGACTCTTCGAGCCTTCCCAGCTTCGCGTCGTCGGTCGGGTTCGTGAATCCGATCAGGTTCGGGACAACCGAGACGTTCGTCCAGTTCGTGTTCGCCTGGGCGATCAAGGCCCCGGCGTCGACCGACTCGAGCGAGCCCGCGACCGAGCCAGGGCCCGCGACCGCATAGGGTCCGGAGACCACGCGCCAGACCGTGTTCGTGTCCGCGTTGCGAAAGATGTCTCCGTCCGAGACCGAGCCAGCGGCCGAGAACGTGAAGAGCCCGGACACGATCGAGGACTTCGGTCCCTTGCGAATCGTCCCGGTCAAGTTGCAAAGGCGATCGAGCGCCTGGCCGATCGCGGAGTTCGGATCAAAGGACCGATAGACCGCAAGAAGAACTTGCTGATCATAGGCCCGGAGTTCCGCGACGATGTTCACGAGCTGGCCCATGATCGAGCTGGTCGACGTGTTCAAGTTGACCCCGAACACGTTCCGGAGTCGCTCGGCCAGCTCGTCCGCGACATCTTCCTGGGTCTGGGTCAAGAGCCCTTCCGCGACCAGTGCCAATGTCCCGCTCATGCTTCGATATCCTCCGAGAAGTCGATCTCTTCGTCAAGTGCGCGAATGGTCCCCGAGATCGATAGGGCCCTGGTCGTGGGCTCGAGCTCGAGGTCTAGGCGAAGGATCGCCTGGACTCCCGGGGTCTCGAGGATCTGGCGCTCGAAGATGAAGCGGACCGCGTTCAGGTTCGGCGCCTTCGTGAAGATGATCTGGAGATACGGGACGCCCGCGGTCGTGTCGTATGCGTTGGCTTCCCCGAGCCATGTCCGGAGACGCATCGCCACGTGCTGGGCCACGGCCGCGGCCCCGCGCACGAACGAGAGCTCCCCGTTTTCCAGATCCATGTCGTAATCCGTGAGTCGAAGATCCATGTCTTACTCCGCTTGCGCCTTCGTGGCCGCGACGTTCCCGACCGGACCCTTCGGGGAGACCGTGGTCGAGGTTGCTCCCCCACCCGCGGGCGCCGTGTGAGTGTGCGAGTTCGCCCAGGTCCGGAATGCTTCGAGCTCGGCCGTCACAAGCTGGGACAGAGCGACGAAGTCCGTCGCTCCGCGTCCGATCTTGACCAAGTTCCCTTCGAGGACTGTCGCGGTCTGGTCGGTCGGGGGCGTGATCGGTTGCGTGCTCGGCCAGAGACACGGACAGAACACGCCCGCTCCGAGCTCGTGAACCCAGGCCGAGATCGGGTCCACGGCTTGCCCGAGCTCGAGCCAGCGCTGGAGGCTTCGGTCCTGGACCCGGAGCTCCCCGGTGTCCCCGGGGTTGATCGGGAAGGTCAAGTAACCCGAGCTCGTCCGCGGCCACGCGACCGGGATCCCTTCGAGGACGACCGGGGCCCCGAGTCGTTCCGGGCTTGGCATGGCCGGGGAGGGAGGGACGTCCAGGTTCTTGAAGACCTGGAGGATCTCGGTCGACACGATCACGGTCTGGGTCGCGGGATTGTAGGACACGACGCGAGCGACCGTGTTCGTCCGGAGCTCGAGCTGGAGCTTCCGGAACGCGACCCGGAACAAGTCTTCCAGCTCGGGATCTTGCGGCATCTCGAAGACGCCGGTTCGGTTCTCACGTGCCAAGCGGACGCCCCCCTTCGATGTTCATGATCGACTCCCCGGCCGATGTCCCCCGGAAGGAGACCTTCTCGGTCCGGTAGACCGGGGCTCCGAAGGGACGACCTCGATCGTCCTGGACCAAGATCTGGATCCCCGGCTCGATCTCCGGGTTCGCGTACGCGACGAGAGAACAACCTCCGTCGTTCCGCTTCGCGTATTCGATCAACCCGGTCGACGGTCGGAGGATGAACCCCGGACGGTTGATCATCCCGCCGCGAAGCGCGATGAAGGCTCCGTTGTGGATCCGCCATTCGAGCCCGAGCGTCTCCATGATGATGTCGATCGCATCCTTGACCCCGGCCCCGGGCGGGATGTTCGAGAAGGTCAAGAGCGGGAGTTCGGCCTGGGCGGCCTTGATCAACGCCTTCGATTCCGGGGGGTAGAGCAGACCGAGACCCCCGCCTCCGGCGTCCGCTGGCGCGGGCGGGAGCTGGACCAGCCATTCGAGGACGATGTCCAGAGATACGTTTTTGAAGCCCTGGACCAAGCTCTGGTCCCGAGCCTTCTTGTTCCCGTCCCCGATCTGGAAGGTCGTGATCACGTCGGTCGGGGTCCGTCGGTCCGGGTCGAGGTCGAACACGTCCCCGACGAGACTCCGGACGGGGATCCGGTCCCATCCGAGAGAGAACGTCACCAGATACCCGCTCGCTTCCGAGAGAATCCTCCAGGCTTCATGTATTGCTCCGCGGATCTTCGGGTCGAGATTGAAGATCGAGACCGTCCCGCGATCGACCTTGTTCGTGTTGTCTCGCTCGATCGACCATTCGAAACGGACGCCCTGGCCGTCCAGGTTCACGATCGGATCCTGGGCGGTGTCCAGTCGAACGGCGGGGATTAGGAAGCGGCGGAACATGGGATCACGTGGTCGGGAGGTAGGCCAGAACGGCTTCGTCTTCGGCGAAGCTCTCAAGCGTCGGGTCTTTCGAGGCCAGGACGAAGAGCTGGCCGGGAGGGATCCCGGCTTTGTAGTGATAGGGATACCAGAGATCGAGTCCGGCCACGACCGCGATCCCGGCGACCAAGAGCGTCCCGTCGGTCGAGTAACAATCCAGGTACCAGAATCCATCCGCTTTGTTCGTGTAGAACTCCAGGACGATCCGGATCCCGTCCAGGACCAAAGTCTGGGGGTTGTTCCCGTCGGCCGTGAACTGGACCTTGATTGTTTCGATCTTCATGCGAAGGGAACCCCGAGAGAGGGAGCGACGCCGGGCGTGGTCGAAGTCTGGAGTTGGCTTGTCTCGACGGACGTGGTCGATTGTGATCCGACCGACGCCTTCCGGTTGTTCCCGGTCAAGATCGCGGCCACGTCCGGGACGACCGCGCCCGCGGCCAGCGGGGACACGATCCGCGCTTCGACGATCGAGACCGAGACCATGGAGTTCGGACCGAGCTCGGGCGTCCAACTGTCCCCGATCATCTCGATCCAGGCTTTGGCGAAGGACTTCCGCGGGGACACGACCATGGCCGGCTCCCGACGCTCGGCCATGGCTTCCAAGACCTCGAGCTTCCGGAGGTCATTACGCATCCCGCCGCCCAGGCCCGGGGCCCCGGCCAGACCGAAGGCCCCGACCAGCGCCACGTCGATGCCCCCGATCAGGGTTCCTGAGAAGGTCCGGCGCTTGGGCTCGCGGTGGATGTTCGACGTCGCGGACGTGAAGTCCTGGAGCGGGTTCAGAGTGACCGAATACGATTGCTCCCCGTCTTCGGAGTCAATCATATCGAAGGTCACGCGGTCCGATCCCAGCGGAGGGACCAGGTCCCCGAGCGGTTCGATCGGGACGGTCCCGGTCGGATCGAGCCGGTAGAAGGACACGGTCCGGGTCCCGAGCAACCCGCCCAGAGGGCTTTTGACGAAGGGCGTGTTCATGGGGTCACCGCTTCAAGTTCGTCCGCGTGGCCTGACCCGCGGCGCCGATCTTCTTCTTCCAGTGCTCTTCGATCTGGGTCGTGACTTGTCGTCCGACCTCGACCGGGTCGGTCACTCCGGAGATCGTGTTCGAGATATCGAATGTGTAGTTGTTATTCGTGATGTCGACCGCAACGGTCGGCTCGATCTCCTTCGTGCTCGGGGTCTTGGCCGCGATGGGACCTAGGTCTCCGTGGGCTGCCGCGGAGAAGAACTCGGAGACCGTGGTCGGGGACGTGACCGGCTTCGCGGCCTTGCCCTTCTTCCCACCCCCGCGCCCCTTCTTCTCGTCCAGGCCCGCGGCCTTGCGCGCCTTCTTGACGTCACCCGAGACGGCCAGCTCTGCGATCGCAGCGTCCCGGGCCGCTACCTTCTTCGGGTCGGACGTGTCGAGCCAGCTGGTACCTTCAGATTCGTCAGATCCAGCCATCCCCAACTCTTGTTCGATCAGGGCGACCTTCGCGTCAAAATCGCCAAACTCCGCTTGTTCGTCCGCGGCGGCCTGGGCTTCGGCCGCGGCTTTGTCCCGCTCGGCTTTCTGTCCGGCTTCGACCTTGGCCGCGGCCCTTTGTTGCATCCCGGCCAGCTCCCGCTCGGCTTTCTGGAGCCGCTCTTCGGCCAGGATCACGGACGTCCGGTTTCCCGAGAAGAGCCCGGAGCCCTTCGCGTTCGTCTTCTCGAACTTCCTCCGGAGCTCCAGGACTTCCTCGTTCTTGGCCGAGATCGCGGCCGCGGCTTCGGGCGAGTATTTGGTCACGTCCCCGAGCATTTGGGCCCCGCCGCGCTTCTCCGCTCGGATGCCGCCGCGGTTCCGGTCGGCCGAGATTGCGTCCCCGATCGCCTGGCCCGCTTTGTTCGCAACCGGGATCAGGGCAATAAGCGCGGCCATGATCAGGCCGATCGGACCGAGAGCTCCGGACGCGGCGATCCCCAGGGCCTGAAGCCCGGTCGACACGGCCGAGAAGGCTTGAAGGGTCTTCGCGGCTCCGAGAAGGCCGATGAAGATGTCCCAGTTCTCGACCACGAACTGGAGAACCTTCGCGGCCTTCTCGAGAACCCCAATCATGTCGCCCTGGATCAGACGTCGGAGGGTCCGGATCGCGGAGACCAGAGTCCGGGCCAGCGTCTTCGCCAATCCGTCCTTGTCCCCGGACGCGCTCTTGATATCTTCGATCAGTCCCTTGAACTCTTCGAGCGGCCCCATCTCGGCCACGGCCAGGAAGAACTCGGTCAAGGCGTCCTTCAAGTTCGAGACCATGCCGTTCAGCGTGGTCATTTGATCGCCCATGGCCCCGGCGAAGTTGTCCTCCCCCAGACCGACGAGATAGTCCTGGATTGCCTTCGAGTTGTTCTCGACCTCCGTCCGGACCCCGCGGAAGGTGAAGGTCACTACCTCCCCTTGCTTGCTGGCCTTGATCCCGAACTCTTTCAACCGCTCGAACTCGCCGGACGAAGCGTCCGCGACCGCTTCGATCATGTCGTCCAGGCTCTTGGACATGCTCGAAGCGGTGTCTCCATACGCGGTCAAGGCCCGTTCACTCGGATCGAGACCGTAGGATTTCAGCTTGATAAACGCCTTCGAGACCTCTTCGAGCTGGAAGGGCGTCTTCGACGTGAAGGTCCGAATGAAACCGAGAGCGTCCTCCGCGGCCCCGGCCGACCCGGTGACCGTCTTCAAGCTGGCGCGCAAGCTCTCGAAGGTCGCTCCGGTCTCGAGGACCTTGTGTCCGAGACCGAAGACCACGGTCCCGACTCCGACGAGACCCGCGATCAGGATCTTGGACGCCTTCTCCGCGACCTCCGCGGTCTTGGTCCAGCGGTCGAGATCCTTCTCTCCCTTGGAGATGTCGACCCCCGCCTTCTTACCAGCCTTGCCCGTGTCTAAGAGCTTCCTCTCGAGTCGCTCCGCGGCCCGCTCCGCGTCCTTGGAGTCCAGGCCGATGTCGATCAAGAGCTGGGCGATACGGTCCTTCATGTCTCCCCGCGTTCCTGGGCGAGACGGATGTTCGCCATCGCCGCGGCGTTCCAGCTCTTTTGTGATTCTTGCATCTCGATCAGATCGTAGAGTCCGGCCAGCGTGATGTCACGATGAAGGGCGATGAAGGTCGAGACATTGATCGTGTCTCCCTCCGAGCACGCAAGGAAAATATCCCAGTGCATGTTCGCGGGGGCGTGCCCTTTGTAGGGACCAGATCCCGGACCCGGCGGAATCTGGGTTTTCTTGAC